TTACATAAATGTTAAATGTTTCATTTAATGAAATTCTGTTTAATACTGATGGTGTGATTGATTGAAACACACGGCCGGCATTTGAAAGTATTTCAGAAATCTTTTTCGTTTCTTCGGCCGTGAATGTTGCTGTGCCTGATGCATCTACAAAAGAGGCATCACGGAACCAAACATCTTTTGTTGGTACAAGATGACCAATGTCAATGTTAAAAGAAGCACGAAGCGTATCAAATGAACGGCCATTATATGAAGTGTGAAAGACGATACCCATTTCAGCGTCAAGCATTTTCTTCGCTAATACTGAATCAGATGGTACTGCATAAACGATTGTGTTTGGTTGAAATGTAATATAATTTTGGCCATCAATCGCCTGTTTTTTGATATCACCTTTTGCAAACATCATATCACCTTGAATGATGCCTTTAATACCAAGTTTTGGGAGATATGCTAACGCTATTTTAAGTTTCTCATTCAGACCGGGATTTGGATGATTTCTGTCAATGTCTTCATTAGTGTAATTCAGTTTGCCGTCTTTATTGAAGACAGATTTCGTACCAACAAAAAACTTACCATTGTCTGGATTAATTCCACAAATAACAGCAGGTGCACCATCCCATTTTGTAGTGACATTTGTTTTGGTTTGTGCATGACCCGCCAACATATCACGCAAAGAACGGAGAAAATTAATCGACTCACGAGCACCAGTAATGCCACGATTTAGAACATTATCTTCCAAATGTTCAAGGTGGAGATTGGCGCCTTCTTTGGCACCTTCGGTTAGAAATTCTCTGAAGTTCATATTAACTGTACTTTATAAAAATGCTACTGTTTTTTGTGGCAGATGAAGCATACTGAAATATCCACTTGACAACATCTTCTTCTTTTTTACTTTCTAGTATTGTATAAACATAGTGAACACCTAAGAACTTTGACATCCACCATGTTTTATCCCGAGCAATAGTTTCTTTCAGTTCTACCATCAAATCTTTATCAGACTTTTTTGTGCCTGATAATTTCTTAAACATCTTAACAAAATCTTTTAAAGTTGTTTCAGATGGTTTATCTATCTGACTATTGAATGAGTTAGGCATCATCAAATTTGATCTTGGTATTCCGGCTTCAAGTGCAGCTTGCATAACAATACCACCACCAATTTTGCCACCTGCAGCAGTTTTACCTTTTATCTCACCTTGCCATGAACTTGTAACTGGTCTACTCGAAAAGTTTCTTAATTGTATCTCACCTTCTTTTCCAGATGAGGTATATTTTAGATAGATATCTTTCGAATCACCCATCTTTTCACCGAGTCTGTAACCATTCCAAGATGCAATTACTGGTTCACCTTCATTAAATATTTTTGATGTTGCTGGTCCTTTTGGTATTTTTTTGAGTGATATGCCAACTAAATTTTTTTCCATGAATTCGTGGAAAATATAATTGTTATAATCTGCTAATGTTGGCCAATCACCTTCAAATTTAAAATTTGGTTTTGCCATCCATATGTCAGCGGGATTCCATTTGTCATCACCAGAGATACCACTTTCTTTTCTGAAATAACTGAACTCTGCATATATTTGGCTAACTAATTTACCACCACGATAGAATATGAATTTATCAGAACGACCAATATCAAAATCATCAAAAATTTTGTTAGCAGTCACAATCACACTATGATACCAATCACCATCTAATTCTTTTAAACATCTGTCTAACGGTCTATCACAATCAGAAAAGCCTTTAACTGTAGTAGAGTTTACCTCAGTTATGGATGTTAATGGTTTTCCTAAATGTTGTCGAGCCGCACAAGCATAAGCTTGTAAACTTTCCGCTAACGCTGTTACTTCTGCTCCTGCTCCAGACTGTGCCATAGAATACTCCGTAAGAAATCGGAGTATTTATCCTAAATGATTACCGAATAATGTCAAGCTCCTTGTCACCAGTCCACACTTCTATTTCTGTACGAATTCGTTTCTCTTGTGTAAGAGTTTCAAATCGATTAGAGGCCTTCTTTTTCCACCAGTCTATGATATTTTCTAGATGAAATTTATCATAGTTTTCTTTGTCTGGTATCAATTTATCAGTTCGTCCCATCACCACATCGGCAAAATTGGAGAAACCATAATTCGAAACATAGTATCGTTTCTTTTCAGTTAACGAAAGAGCATTGTTGATAGTGTTCATAAACTTTTCCAGTTCAGGTTCACCTTTCAATGCCACTTTGGTCATGCTGATAATCTTGTTTGAAATCTTCAGTTTTCGACTTGATGCTTCTGGCGGAACAATTTCACCAACAATATTCTCAACATAAGTCTTCAAGTCTTCATATGGTTTGCCATGCATCATTGGCAAGAAATCAGAATCAGTTAGACCTTTGAATCTCAAATATGGTTTCATGCCATCATATTGAGAAGATGCCTTACTAGAACCATAAAGGCTTGTTGTTTCAAACATACAAGTATTCATATCATACTTCTTGTTCAACTGTTCACGAACCCAATGCGAGCAACAGATACTTGCAAGTAACTTTCCGCCAAGATAATTGAAACCAAAAGGTTGCGATGGCACAATCACAAAGCCCATGACTGTAGTGTTATTAAAAGACTTTGCTGATTGTGGTGTTTGCGTGAAGACACCTTCAAGAAGTTCATTTCTTGGTTTCATATTGATGACTGGCGAACCAAGGCGGATGAAACCAACCCACTTCTTTGTGTTCTTTTCAAGAACTGCCAATCGAAAACAACGACCAGGAATACTAGTCATATTTGAATGTGAAGAAATCATATTCAAATAAATGTCCCAAGTATCTTGAGGCAATTCGACCAGTTCAAAGTCCATGTCATTTGGATGCATGGTGAAATCTGAAAACAAATCATCTTCAGGTCCCATGCCAGGCAAGGTAACAGGTCTACTCGAAAGAGAGTTTAGTTTTTGGTCACGAATGTAATCATCGATTCGTTCAAACCGATCAAAGTAATTTGAAAAGACTTCAGCACAATGAAGTGCTTGTTCTTTAGTTAGTTTCATACTTTGAAACCTTCAAACTTTCGATTGAATTTACCTTCACGATTACCAAATGTGTTCAGAGGCGGAGTGTCCTCAACTTGACCCGAATCTACAATGCCTGTTTGTGCCAGTTGTTCAACATCATAGAGTTTCATCTTTGCACGATCAACACCAACGACAAATCGTTTGTTAGAATTTGGATCAGCAAAACGATTCTTCAATTGTTTCACCATGATTTGATTCAACTGTTCTAGTTCTTCAGTCGAAATCAAAGCAAACATAAAGTCGGCAGTTGCAGGCAGACCAAACGATTCTGAAGTATCTTCAAGACCAGGATCAGAGTTAGTGAAACCAGACCGTGTTGTTTGTGTTGCAGAAACAATTGGCAGATTAAACTCAACAGCAAGACCACGAAGTTCTTCAGCAATTGCCTTGATATACGAATATGAATTCACATTCGCACCAGGTTTGATACGAGAAGAAGAACAGATGTTCAAATAATCAATAAAGATAATCTGAGGCACAAAGTTCTTTTTCAGATGCAATTCATTCAACAAGGCACGGAAGTGCATTGCGTTAGCTGCAGCAGTCGGATACTCTTTGATAATCAACTTGCCATGCGTCTTTGTTCGAAGTGATTCAAATTTGCGGTCGTATTCCAACTTTGTCATTGTGTGAAGATCGTTCATTGTCACATTCAAAAGATTGGCATCGATACGCTCAGCGATTCGTTCTTCGGCCATTTCAAGTGTGATATACAGAACATTCTGGCCTTGTGACAAACAAGATGCAGCCACATGACACATAAACATGGACTTACCAACACCAGTGCCAGCCAAACAAATGCTGAGTGTTTTGTTTGGCAAACCACCCTTGGTGATTGTGTTGAAAAGTTCTAGATCGAATGGAATTCTAGTCTCTTGTCGATGATAGAATTCGAATCGGGAGTCGTAGTCATTAATATAATCGTGACCAATATGAGAATCAAAAGAAACACCGAGCGCATTTGAAAGTAACTTAGGAATTTCGCCTTTGTTTTTATTAGTATTGTTGGAATCCAGAATTGAAACAGATTCCATAATCGCATTATAGATTGCCTTGTCTTGGCAGAACTTTTCAGTTTGTTCAATCAACCATTGAATTTCAGTTGGTTCATTTTTGTTTTGATTGATTTCATCAAGTAGACCAATGGTGTTTTTAACTTCTTGTTCAGTCAAAGACCTTGAATCATTCAGTTCAATTACAAGTGATTCATAAGTTGGCAAATTCTTATATTTGTTAACAAATTCTGAAACGAACTTGAAAAGATTTTTATCCTTGTTGTCAGAAAAATATTCTGGTTGTATAAATGGCAATACTTTGCGTGTATAGTCCTCAGAAAAAATCAGGTTTTTCAGAATTGTTGTTTCTAGTCTCATCTTCAATCTTAGCCATTAAAATTTGGGTCAACAGGTCACCCATTATTGTATGAAATTTTTCATTCTTATTCAAGTCATCTATGTCATGTTCACCTGGATGAACAATAGTATAACCGAAACTCAAACGAGCAATTTCACCTTCTTCAATTACTCCTGCCTTTTCATAATTGAAAAGAACACCTCTGAATTCTGGCATCAGTAATTCGATGCCAGTTATGTCAGTATTGTTGAAGTCTATGAAGTGGTAATCTTTACCTTCTTCAAGCATCTTCGGCTTCTTCCACCACTTCAGCTTGTCCCATAATGCTGCCATAAGTGATTTCATATTTCTTCCTCACGAATTCTTGGAATGATTCATTTTCAACAACTTCAGTCCAAAATTCTGCGGTTTGAGTGTCGTTGTATCTCACTTTGTTGCCAACTTCACCAGTGTCTTGGCTTACTTTTGCATACCAACCATTGGAAGGTTTGACCACATGGCCGGATTCAAGTGCAATGTCAAGTAGACCAGACCACTTGTTAATGCCACCGTCAAAAGATACATTGACAGGAATTTTAGATTTTTCTTTGACATAACGAGATTTCTCTACATTGATAATAAAGTTATAACCAGTAATCTCGGTGCCATCTTTTTCTTGTTGACGGCCGAGAATGTAAATGTTGTCAGCAGAATAATAAGAACCTGTGCCGCCTCCAACAATATCTTTCGGGAACATACCAATCTCTTTGTAAGTATGATTCACAACCACCATTGGAATGTCTTTAAGTGTGAGGTGTGGTGTTACCATACGAAACAAACTCTTGACCTGCTTTGCACGACTCATATCAGCAACAGACTTACCTTCAAGAGCATCTTCAACTTCTTTCTTAGATGCCAAATTACCAATCGAATCAAGGACAATAATCACTTTGTCGCCACGATTAATTTCTTGAAGCTGTTGCATGATATCAAACTTCAACTGTTCAATATCAGTCAAAGGTGTATGCACAACTCTTTCCATATCAATATCAAATGTTTCAAAGTATTTGATTGGTGTGCCAAATTCTGAATCATAGAACAAGAGCGCAGCATCAGGATATTTGTCCATGTATGCCTTAGCCATCAACAGACTGAATGCAGTCTTAAAGTGTTTCGATGGACCTGCCCACATTGTAAGGCCGGGTGTAAAACCACCATTGAGACTGCCAGAAAATGCTACATTCACCATCGGCACTGGTGTAGTAATTTGATCCTTCTCATTGAAGAATTTAGATTTGGAAAGAATTGCCGTATCTTTAATTGTGGAATTCTTCTTCAGTTTTTCAAGTATGCTCATTTGTTTCTCCAAGTTTTATATAAACGATTTGATCTTTAGATATCAATTCTATACTATCATTATGTTGTTTGTCAAGGCGTGGTTTTCGATTTCGCCATGTTTGATTCGCCGCAATCAACAGAAGAATTGCCAATGGATCAAAAACAAATATAATAACTAAAATTACGAGGCGTACAGCCTTATCTATAAGGTTTTCATCATTTGTATTGTAGAACAACTCGGCGACATATTTGATAGGACCAATTTCTGCCGCCAATTTGTTCTCTTCAGTTAATAGTGGCAATTTTTCTTTTGTAATTTTTGCCAATTCATTTTGTGTGTTTCGTATTTCTCGGTCAAGCCTAGCAGTATTCTTACTTGGGTCTTCTGATTGCTTCAACAAATATGTTAAACGGTCTTTAGCAATTTTTTCTTGTGCAGATAAAATTTGTAATTGTACATTGTTTTGGCCGAAAACAACATTTGACTCTAAGTGGGCTTTAGATAAGAAACCAAAAATACCCATACTGGTAATCAACATCAAAAGAACAATTGCTGCAATGAAATAATATCTCATTACACTAACTGTTTCTTTCCAATTATTATATAGCCATGAAACTGTTACAAGTTTTGCGAGTTCTAATGTAGAACCCATAATAATAATTGGCCAAAAAGAACCAGGAAATATTTGCGCTAAACCAATCACCGAATAAAATGCGGCGATAGCCGATAAAGCTATCGCCGTTATAAAAGGTAATATTGCTTGTATCATGCAAAGAAGCTTTCTAGCGAATTCTCCTTCTCAACTCTCCAGTTAATACAATCAAGTATAATCTTCATCGGTTCGATGAATGTTTTTTCAAACTGCATTTCGTAATCAATGTATTCTTGCAGACCAAATTCTTTTGGCAATCGGACTGGAAATGAGATTACAGAATCTTTGAGTGGATTCGGCATCTTCAAGTATGTGAATTTCAACTTTTCACCCTCTTTAATCAGAGGATATTTCTTTATGAGATTCTTTTCTGCCAAAAGATGGTTATAAAGAATCGCACCCTTCACATGAATTGGTGTGCCCTTCTTATATAGGGCGGAAGAATCAGAATACTCCCGAATGCCATTGACGCCACGGGGAAATGAAATATCTTCAGGTGGCAATTTCTTAAATTCTTCACGCAGGTTAAAAATGAAATCTTGAACAGTTGCTTCATCGGTGTTGATGACTAGAGAGATAGCCTCTTTCATCTTTTCACGAATGATAGCAGGCGTTGAAGACTTCACCACTTCAAGACCCATAATCTTCATGTCAGGCTCATCATACTGAACGCCTTCGTTGTTGAAGACATTGAGAACATAGCGTTTCTTGGCCGTCCAGAATCCTTTATTCGAAAGACCTTCACGCTTCATTCTCATCTTTTGGGCATACGCATTAACATACGTAGCAAGCTCCTGATAGCTCTCATTAATATAAGGTTGAATCTTATCTTCACAGACACGATCCATGAAGGCGATAACTTTAGCAGTCTCCGGTGTGCCAGTATACACTTTGTCAATGAGCTCACCAAGGCGGAGATAAATCGAATCTGTATCAGAGGCGATAACATAATCTTGTCCGTTCGTTTTCAATAGTTTATTCATGTAAGAATTAATCTTATTTTCAATCCAACGAATGGACAATTGACCTGCTTGAGTCACACCGAGGGCCATTCTCAAATCGTAAAAACGAAAGTATTGAGAACCCAAAGCACCATAAGCTGAATTCAGCGAAACCTTCTTTGCAAGTTGCAGGTTATTATAACGAGCAACTAGTTTTCCAATTTCTTCTTTCTTAACAGGATTTTTCTCATCGATATATTCCTGTTTACATTTCAACATCAACTTCTTAAACTTCTTCCGATCTTCATACATTTCTTCAAGCATTTTTGGCAAAAAGCCTTGAATATCGGTTCTAAAGTATTGACCATTTGGCGTGAGTGTCATCTGAAGATTGTTCAGAATATTTGTGTTCAAACTTTTGGTCAATAAATTTTCAACATTTGTATCCAAAGACAGTTGACGCATTTCAGAAGTGTAGTTTTGCGGCTCAACCAATGTCTCTGGTGAAATGTTGTACATCATCATCAAGTGTGGATACAGGCTGTCTAGGTCGAACGAAGCAACCCAATCATGCATACCAACCTGAGGATCTTTTACATATGCGCCTTCAAACGCTGAATCTTTTCTTTGAATCTCTTTCGGCGGAACAATAATACCCTTTTCTAGCAAATATGCGTAGATAAGAGAATCCCACATACGAGTCTGAGCAAACACATCTTCATAGTTTGTTTTCGTATCGTAAGCAAGAGTCAAAGCAAGTTCAATAAGTTTTAGTTTGTCTTCAAGTTTAACGACAAGTTCCACATCTTTGATGTTATACTCAATAAATTTTTGATAGTTGAGTTTATACAATTGGTGCAAGTTGTCGTATTCGTCATAAGAGATTTTTGTTTCATTTAGTTCTACACCTGCAATATGATTTAACGAATAAGATTCTTGTGACTTACCGGCAGGAGCATACCATCGATACATTTCAATGTAATCAAGCGCAGCAATGCCAGTCATATTGTAAACTTTCTTTTGTTGGCCTTTGTGTACGAAATTTCTTTCCCACACATTATTCCACGGTGAAAGTTTCTTTGTTTCGTCTTCGCCAAGAATGCGATTGAAACGATTAACAAGATACGGAATATCGAAGTAGTCAATGTTCCAACCAGAAACTACATCAGGATAATTATCTTGCCAATCTTTCAGAAAAGTTTTGCAAAGTGTCCATTCATCTTTACATTGGACATAGTTCTCATTGCCTTGTTTTTCATACTCGCCACAACCATAAACAGTAATGCCGCCATTCAATTGACGAACAGCAATTGCTGTGATTGGTTCTGTTGCCTTATACGGATCAGGAAAACCATTGTCTGAACCAACCTCAATATCAATGATTACAATTGAAAGTTCTGAAATATCCCATTCGATTTGGCCACGATGTTCATCAGCAATATAAGCATATTCAAACCGATCATTGCCATAGATTTTAAAGTTTTCTACTTCTTCATATCGCTTAACAAAGTCACGAGCTTCACGAATTGTTTCAAAACGCTTTGCTTCTAGATTTTCGCCGAATAGAGTTTTCCATCCTGTATTTTTATTAGAAGGCAAAAACAAAGTCGGCGAGTATTCAATTTTCTTCTTGACTCGCCGACCGTTGTTTACACCTCGATACAGAATGTTATTGCCTTGTACGGAAATGTTCGTATAATATTTCATCCTTGCAGTATATCACAACTTTGGAAGAGTTGAGGCAATTTGAATGCGGCTGAAAACTTGCCGATAATTATCTTCAAGTTCACTCACTGGTGTACTCAACATCAATACATTTTCCATTGAGACTTTGAAACCAGTTTTGAACTCTTCAGCATACTCAACAAAAGGAACAAACATGATGCCAGATCCCTCTTTTGTTGGTTGTGTAACTACCTGAAGTGGTTCTTTCAAGGTAATTGTGGTGTCATCAATACAATCTACATCAGCAATGATTGTATGATTAGTTTTAAATGTTACAAGTTTAATTGTCATTGTGTGCTCACTTCCATTTCAGCGGGAAAAACTCCCAATGTAACCCATCGCTTCGGAAATAGCATTTCCCGTCCTTCAAAGTCCCTCATATCATAATTTGGATCGGCCACAAAGCCAATCACTTCAACCATGTTATCATACTCCCTCAAAGCGAGGTCGTACTTTTCAGCACGAGGCAGTTTGTATTCAAAAGCCATCTTCTTTGCAATTTCACGAACGTTCATATTTTTCTCCCATCAAACGAACTTACTAAAATCAGGTGCTTGCCAGTTTTCTGGCTTCATTACTTTACCGTCTTCTCTTTTGAGAACTTTTTTTGTTGCAGGATCAATCTTCCTTAGATTACTTAGTGCGCCTTCATCCCAAATTTTATTAGGATTCCAACCTCTAGACAACATGTAACCAACAATAACCCACATCATATCAAAACAAGCATCAGCAGTTTCAACATTATCAAAGTTCTTTCGAGCCTCTAGAAACTCTTCGTATTCTTCTTTGATAAGTTTTTCATACAGTTCAGCTTGTTTGAAATTGGGAGTTGTGGTCGATTGACCAGCAGCAACCATAAATTCTTCAACATCTTTAAACACACTCATTTTCAAGTTCTTTTCAGTAGTTCAGATTGATAAGTTCGCTGTCTTAGTTCAGAAGAACTAAAACGATGCTTGCGGGAGTTGTACCAAATTTTGATACCACGGTCCTCACAAATCTCTTTGCCTGTAAAGTCTTTGCCTTCATATTCTTCACCAATAATTCTCATTGTGATTGGCATAAACATCAACAAATCTTCAAGGTCTTTTTCGGTATCATAAACAACAATTTCATCTACAAACTTCACAGCAGAAAGTTGTACATACCTTTCTACGATGGATTGTACTGGTTTGTTTTTGGTACCAGGTCTATCGACTGTTGGATCACTTTGTAAACCAACAATCAAATAGTCACATATTGTTTTTGCTTCAGCCAGCATGAGAATATGTCCGGCATGAAGCAAATCAAATGTTGAACAGGTGAAACCAATAGGTTTACCAATCATATCATCAGGTAAAATTAACATAACAACTCCAAATTATTTAATAATTGTTGGGAGCAATCGGAAATTTTCGTATGATAATCGCATTAGTATCACTTTCTAAGTAACAATCCAATATATCACCTTCTTTCCATCCCATTTGTTCCATTAGTTCTGGCGGTATTTCTACAAGTGCATCACCATTCTCTAAAATTTCAAGCACTTGACTTGTGTATACTTTATTAGACATTGTTCACATCCAATTTACATTTCTTTAAAAATTCTATGCCATCATCAGTGCGATAGGCATTGCGATAGTAAACAGAATTGATGCCACTCTGATAGATAAGTTTCGCACAATCAAGGCAAGGCGCATGTGTGATAAACATTGTTGCACCATCACCAGATTCGGTTGATTTGGCTAACTTAGCAATTGCATTTGTTTCAGCGTGCAAAACTTCTGGCTTTGTTTTGAGAACATAGTTTCCTAAATGATCAGCATCTGCATGTTCACAATCATTGTCCCAACCAGAAGGCATACCATTGTAACCAATAGAAATAATTCTATCATCTTTGACAACAATAGCACCGACATGCAATCTACGAGCTGAAGAAAGTTCTGCGAACACTTCAGCCGTTTTCATATACGCATCAATAAACTTTTGTTTCATATCAAATTTTAACACATAATGGCAGAAAAGGTTTTTCCGATTCAAGCGGTCTTTCATATCCAATATAACCACGAGGATTACACAAAACACGAGTCGAACCCATCATGTAATCAAACTTACGATGGGTGCGACCATGTGTCCAAACTTTAATTTGTGGATGACTCGAAATAAATTCGCTCAAGTTTGAAGCATAAGCACCACAAACAACTGGGTTGTTTCTATAAGCTGGTCTCACGGATTGTATAGACGGGCCATGATGACTCACAACAACAAATTTACTTTTAGGTTTTTTCGCAATAGTTTTACGAATAAATTCTAAAAAAAGTTTATGTTCATCAACAGAATCTTTTGCTGTAAATGTTTTATTAGAATTACGAATAAGTCCCTTATAGTCATACATAAGAAGTGAGATCACATCTATTACTCCGGGATCTTCTTGATACATATCGGTCCAAAGAGTACCGCCGATAAAAGTTACACCTTTGATTGTCACAGTTTCTTTTTCTAGAAGGTGTATAGAAAGCATGTCACATACTTTACGAAGTAAACCGTAAGACTGAGTGAAATCACCGCCATAGTGCTCAGCATTTCCCATAATGTAAATTACATGTTCATATTCTTTTTTACAATTAACAAGAAATTGTATAAATCTTTTTGTAAAGAAATTATCATGCACAGTCAAATAGGAAGCTGACATAATATCTCCAGACAAAATTAAAACATCCGCTTTTTCTGGATTTACAGGATACCAATCACCAAACTCAAGATGTATATCAGACACCAGCGAAATTTTCATACAGTTTTGTACAGTTACATTATAAAGAAACTCAAGGGAGAGTCAAGCTCTCCCTCTCATTTATGCCGCCTTTTCTTCTTGTAGAAGTTGTGGCTTAAATGATTCTAGATTACCACCAATTTCAATCTTGCGTGGCTTCTTATGGTCAGGAATAACATTCTCTAGACCAATTCGAAGAATGCCGTCTTTGAACTCGGCACCACGAACTTCGATTGTATCAGCGACCGTAAAAGACTTAGTGAAAGAACGAGTACCAATACCACGATGAACATAATTTAGGTTGGTTTCTTTTTCTTTCTTTTCGCCTTTGACCACTAGGTTTCCATCCTCAATCAAAACATCAATTTCATCTTTTGCAAAACCAGCAACTGCCAGTTCTACAACATAACGATTGTCATCTAGTTTAATGATATTATGTGGAGGAAAATTACCAGCCTTGGATTGATCATCTTTTAGAAGACGCTCAACATCATTAAAAAATCTTTCAAAACCAAGTGTGGTGTGGTGAAGTGGGCGAAAGTTACCAAGAGGTACATAAGTCATAGTTTTCTCCTTATTAAGCAAGTTAATGAAAAATGCCAACCCATTAGGCGTTGGCACCGGTGGATATTTTACTAGCCTTCGCCGGCATGCTAGTCCCATCCCGAGGGATAATTCTATTTATTCAGAACCTCAAATGCTTTTCGGTTAACAAGGTATTTTCTGTTTGGGTTATCTTCTTTGTAAACATAGATGAATTCAATTCCATCCTTGTCTACCACCTCATTATAATTATCGGTAAAAACAATCTCCCCTGTATAGAGATTTTTCAACCTCACGATTTTGGTTTTCATGGTAATTACTCAACTCTCTTTTTTCCTATCGTATACTTACTTACAAGTTCCCAATCGTCTTTTTCTTTGTAAGCTATAATCTTAATTTGATGCAATGGTGCTAAATTGTTTTGAATCTTTTCTTTTTCGTCTTTAAGAATCTTTAACAAACCCCATTCTTCTAAGAGATTTGCAATGGCATTTCTTCGTTGTATATCGTTTTCTGTGATAGTAGAAGGTTTTCCATCTAATGCAAATAACTCTTTGAAGTGTAGAATTACATAGCGTCCCTGTTTGTGTAAAATGTGGCAGGATTGATACAACACTTTTTCTTTTCTGGATGAAACTCCTATTCTAGTTAGTGTCTCTCTAACTTTTAGGAATGCATCTTCGTCTTCGAGTGTTATTTCAACTCCAACCCCTTTAAAAATATCAGACATATCATTTCCTCAATCCACCGCTTTCGGTTTTTTCTTTTAGTTCTTGGATTTGATTTTCACTAAGAAGGGGCAGAACTTCAAGAGCCCTCATGTCCGAATAGTTGAAGTATTTCTTTATACATTGCAAATCTTCACTTTTTTCAGACTTTACCCACTTAGCGAAAGGCCTTTTTCGAGACCTTACGGTATTTATAAGAAACGAGTTCTGTAGTTTCTTATCAAGGAAATGCCGTCTGTTCATCTCATTGGCATACAAAACACAGTCATAATGATACGAAAGTGAACGATTTACAATGAAAGGATTGTAGTTTTTTTCAGTTTGTTCATCAACAATCAGGTTCTTCTTACCATAAAGAATCTGATTCACATAATCAAAGGGATTACTCATACAAAACCCATTTTTCTGGTTACATTAGGCTTGATATTGTTTTGTGTGTGAAAGATTTCAGCCAAAGAGTATGTATCTGAGTTATTGTCTTTTTCAGTAAGTTTCAGATCAAACTTCTTAGCAATCTTTTGCGCTTGTTCTTTCGTATATTGTTGGAAAGAAATGATATCAAAACAACGACCAGGTCGGATGAGAGCGCTATCGATATCGTTGATAGATGGCAGGTTAGTAGAGAAGATAAGCTTCTTACCCTTCATAGAGATGAGGCCATCACCAACATTCAGAAAGCGATGCATCATTGTATTACCATCTGCTCTCGGCTTGAGGAAGTTATCAGCATCTTCGATGACCATAACACCAGTTTCGTCTTCAATGAAATGTGCAAAAATGTAATCACGCTCAAGAATCTTATCATCATAAGTGACAATAGCATTACGAGAAGCGTGGTGAAGAAGACCACGAATGAATGTGGTTTTGCCAGTACCTGGCGGTCCAATCAAAAGAAGAATCGAAGCTGAAGAATTCAGAAAACGATCATAGTATTCTTCAACAGTTTCGTCACCAAGAAACGGATACATTTCGGAAACAGGGAGTTTTTCTGGCAGAAGAGGAATGTTTACTGAGTCGCCATTTCCACCATAAACCCATTCGATATAACAAGATGCAACCGAAAAAGTTTTCACCAGTTTCTGGTGCATGCTGTCAACATACTCGTGAGAGCCAAACAACTTCACTTCGATAAGATTTGAACTGACGCTATAGTCCAAAAAGTCCATAGTGAGATGATCAACAATCATACCCATCTTATCGGTGAATTCGATAACTTGAATATTTTCTTCAGTTGCAGTTGAACGAACAAAATCGACCCACTTGTCCACATCACAAATGAGATTTTCTTTATGGGTTATAGTATTCAATCCAAAATCAATGCGCTTCGACATGAGCTTTGAAATGTAATGATCATTCAAAGATGAAGCGCTCAGAAAATATTCGGTCTGTGTTTGTGTTACTTCTTCCAACATGGTAGAAGGATCCTCTTTTCTATCAAAATCAGTTTTAAAAGAATTATACTTTCTATCGAAATCTCTTTTTCTTTTTCGTCCGGTAGTTCTTGTAGCAGATGCACGAACTCTACGCATCAAATTATCTATTTCTTCGCTCATGCAAACTCACAATTCACCATCAATTCAACAAGACAAGCAACAAGATTAATTTCACCATCAGCAACAAATGCTTGTTTGTACTGATAGTCAGCTAGAATCAAAACTGCCTGTGGAATAGACTGAGGCTTTAGAATATCATAAAGTGCATCATAGACTTGGCGAAACACGGTGTTTGCATCATATTCGCCAGAGGCAACCCATTTGCGAATCGAACCAAAGTCCTTCTCTTTCATATGTTTCACAATTTCGGAGATTGAAACATTAGCAATCTGTGCGAGAATGCCAGAATCAATTTTTCCAAATTGCGAATAGCGTTGCAGTTCATTAATGACACGCCGAAAATCCGGAAAATGTTTCTTAACTAGTTCTGCAATAACCTTGTCATCATAGTCAACCGATTCACTTTGCAAAATAGACTTGATACGACCAAAGAAGTCTTTGGCCATCTGAGCCTTTTCATTGTTCTTCAGTCCGAAATCAATAACTGCACAACGAGAATGAAGAGGCTCAATAATGCGATTCTTATAATTGCATGTAAAAATGAACGAGCAATTAGATGCAAATTCTTCGATTGCATTTCGTAGAGCAGGTTGTGTGGAATTAGGATTTAGATAATCAGCTTCATCAATGATGATGACCTTACGGCCGCCACTCAGCGAAACAGATGAAGCATAGTTTTTGATTTTGACACGAAATGTGTCGATACCAGACTCATCAGAGCCATTGATTACGAGATAGTCGCAACCGATTTCGTTGCACATGGCTTTCGCCACTGTGGTCTTGCCTACGCCTGGGCCACCAGCTAGAAGCAGATTCGGAATATTTTTTTGGTTGACATACTCCTGAAACGGCTTCTTTAGACGGTCCGGTAGAATACAGTCCTGAATTGTTTTCGGCCTGTGAGACTCCACCCAAAGAAGATGATCCATAATAAAAATTCCTCACTTTAAACATAATATTATTTGGCAGTTTTCTTAGTCAACTTACCAACACAAGTCTTCAAATCATCAACAACAATTACATATGTGTCATCAACAAACTGGACTCTAGTACCAAGTCTACTTTCTCTAACACATTTTACAGTATCCGGATTTACATAGACTTCAGTTTTTGTTTCTGCATCAACAAAAGAAATCATAATTAGGCCTTTTGAAATGTAGAACCAACTTCATTGGTAATCCAATATTCAACAACACCCTTCTTGTTCTTAAAGTGTGAGATTCCCTTAGAAGAGATTTGAACATCATAAGAACCAGGAAGAATCTTAGAAATGTTTTCAGTCTTGAATACCATCTTGTACTTATTACCAGCAGCATTAACAGCCAATTCCAAAGACTCTGTGTGTGCAGCATCATTTGCAACATCAAGAGTATTCAATGTTACTTTGGTGCCATCAGATTCAACAGAGATTTGTGGACTGCCAAGTACATTAGCCGCATCAAGAATCCATCGAAAATCTTCAGCAGACAACTCGAAAGAAATCTCAGGACTCGGAACTTGCAAACTCTTATCGGGAGGAATAACGATCATTGTAGAATCGCAAGAACGATACTTGATTTTGCTTCGACCTTTGAGACCAGAAATAACCACATTTTTCGAATCAAATTCAAGATTCAAATCATCTTTGTGTAGTGAAACCACAGAAAGAAATTCATTGAGGTCATAAATCCCAAAGTCAGCAGGAATTTCATCGGGAATGGTGGCCTGTGCCAGAATATTCTTATGAGCAGATACAGTCTTGACCGTCTTACCCTTCTTCAGAAAGATTCCAGGGTTGATGCTGCCAAAATTTTTCAATACACTAATTGTTTCACTTGAGAGTTTCATTATCTAGTCCTTTAGTCATATCGTGATTATGTAGAGCCATAATTCCATAGTGTAACACTTTCAGCAGGTCTTTGCGGTTATAACCGTCTTTTTTGCCATACCTTTGTGCATACTTTAGAATATTGCCAATACAAAATCCCTCTCCG